CCAGTTAATAGCACCGATCATTTCTAAAGCATCTCGTTTACATAAGAACTTATCTAAAAAATTAGAACCATCCTGACGAAATACACGGATTAAGTATTCACGTTTAGCTTTCATAATATAGTCTCCTAAATCCTGGCAAATATTGCCATTAAGATAATTATACTATAAAATCTAATTAATGTACACTGTTTTATGCTTTAAATGCGGCATCATTTGCAGATGCAATAACAATACCTGCGCCGAATATGCGATTATATTCGTCTGCTAAATCCTGTTTAGGATAGCTGGTACTTGCAATAGCTGAATGATTTACTGAGATAGTTCCGTCTGCATATGGCATATATGGAGCAAAACCTACTGACATTGCACCTTCTTTTGCTTGTCTATAGATTAATAATACTGCGTCCTTAATAACCATAGCACCTTCACCTGATGAGATTCTTGTACACATGATCTCTTCACTGCTTGTTAATTTAATCAATATTACTTTAGTATCTTCCATCTTGTTCGTCCTTTACAATTATAAATTCAATAAAATCTGCTGCATGCTCTAAATTACCAAAGTGCTTCACAAAGAACTTATCAATATCAAGTACATGATTAGCTACAATGACTACACTCATATTTTTGAAGACCGAGATCTTCAGTTGATAGTTACCCCTCCGCATAAACGGATAAGTTACTAAATCTTTAATCAATTGTTGGCGCATAATATATTTATGAAAAGGGAGGTTACCCTCCCTCTCCTTTTAACTATCTAAGTTATCTCTTTCAGCTAATAACTCTCTAACACGTTCAATATTAGCAGCTGGTGGTAAACCGTCTGTAATCTCAATTGTACGAGGTTTCTTAGAGTCAGGAATAACATTACAAAGAGCTATGCGTAAGATACCATTTTGGAACTCAGCTGATCCAACTACTTCTACTGTATCAGCAAGTTTAATGGTCTTAACGAATGATCTTGTACCGATGCCCTTATGCAGATACTGTACTTCATCTTCAGGATTTTTTTGTCCTTTAATCTCAAGTATTGAATCTTTAAGGGTGATAGTTACCTCTTGTTTATTAAAGCCCGCGATAGCTAATTCTACGATGTAGTTATAGTCATCAACTTTAATAATATTATGAGGTGGGAATGTTGATGTTGGTGCTTGAGCATTCAATAGAGTGTCTAACTCATTAATGATGTTGTCAAAACCAACTGATGATGGCCAAATAGGGCCAAATGAAACGTTTGTAGTTCGCATTTTTTTTCTCCTTAATTAAGCGAGTTTTACAAAATCCTGCCCCGAAGGCACAGGTTAGGTAAGAATATCCTACCTAATTTTATTTATAATCCGTTTGATTACTTTTTTAAACTTTTGCATGCGCGTTAATGGAGGAGGACTGCCAATACCACATACTCTATCCCATTCTCTTTGGGTATAATTAGAGTCCGGTTTCATACTCTTCAATAATATCGTTTAAGCCAGCATTAATAGGCTTATAGCCATAGTAACCAAGCTTCTCATTTTTGCGATCTAAAGCATCTCTACGATGAGCAATAATTCTAGCTCTTCTAGCGGCTTCTAATATCATTAAATATCTGTTACCAATAGCTAGTGTTGCTTTTTCTACATCTAACCTAGGCATTTCATCACGTTTATTTGACATTCCAACTTCCTCCATAATATACTTCAACTTCACCGGTAGATTTATTAAGTCTTTGTTCTCCGTCTGAAGGTTGATCTAATTTAACTGACCAATCAATAGCATCAAAATTCTTTTCAAATTGTTTTGATGCTCCCTTGGATATAATACTGTCGCCAGTAATATCGTTCTTTGCAGCCATTATTTAGGTAACTTATCTTTTTTAGGGCGGCCTTTCGACTCTTTTTTCTTATCTCTGTTACCCATTATTTTGCAACCTTTGCTTCTTTACGAGCAAGCTTTTCTGCTGAAATTTCATTACGACGGGCTTTAACTAATTTAGCTAGTTCGCCTAATGCCTTACGTGCTCTTGTACCTGCTGATGCATTACCTGCTACAAATTTTGCGTCTTCTGCTAAGTATGCTTCTAATGCTTCTTGAATTGCTGCTGTTGTACCAATCATAACATCTCCTTAATATAATTTCTTTGGCATCTGTGTAGATGCTACTTTTTTTAACCAGCGCTTGCGCGCCATACTCTTTGCCTTTTTACGGGCTACACATGGTTTTTCATATTCCATGCGATCTTTGATCTCTTCTAAGATGCCAGAATCTTGTATTTTATTACGGAATTTTCTAAATGCTTTTTCAAATTGCCCATCAGGCACATCCACTGCTAACCCTTGTTTTTCGTCAGGTTTTGGTTTAAATCTTTTCTTAAACTCAGCCATTAGTAGCAAGTTCTCGTTCTAGTTATATTGCCATAGTGATCCATAGTTTCAACCCATGCTGTACAGTTTTGATAGACAGTTTGTGATTGATATGTAACTTGTGGTTGCTGATAGATAGTGCGTGGATGATTATAATACCGTCTACTATTTTCATAGTCATAATTTTCATAACTGCTGTAGCCGTTATAACCATATCTATTAGAGTTCATGTTATCTTGGACGCGTCCACCTACAATAGCTCCAACACTGGCTCCAATTCCTGTACTAATATATTTAGTAGTACTACCCTTTGATCCTATTTGATTACCAAGTAAACCGCCTGCTACGCTACCTATAATATTACCCATATAATTATCGTTAGCAAAAGCTAATGAAGGCAATAATATTAAAACTGCTAGTAACTTTTTCATAAGTTCTCCTTTTTGTACTATATTAATTATACACTAATTGTTAATTAAAGTACATTCTTTTAAAATAAAAAAGGGGACATTTTAAGTCCCCTTTCTAACCTATACGTGAATAATTACTTATTCATTACGTACATGGTAACTTCGAAACCGAAACGCATTTCAGTTGCTGTTGGTTTTGTCCACATAATATTTCTCCTTTGTTTATAAAAATTTATAAACTCAGATCGTTAGAGAGAACGGCTTTTAACTCAGTCATTCAAGGTCTAACTTGAGGCTCATATTCCTGTAGGTTTCCCTACATTACTACTTATAAGATAATACTAAAAACCATATAGTTAAAAGTATTAAAATATAGTAATTCAGCAATTATTCGGCTTTACGTTTAAGTCCACCGATGTTATATTTAGGTACTAATTCCCACTCAGCTTTTTCTTTAAATGATACTACCTTAATCTGAGATAAGGATGCTTTTGGCTCTGCCTTAGATTTATCTAAAATCTTAAGTAGACCCCAATCTTGTAGCAATTCTGCTATAATATTTCTTCTCTCAATGTCAGACATAGAGATATCTGACTCTTTACCATCTAGGGCAAATAGTTCTTTGAAATGTACAATAAAGTACTTTCCTTGTTTGTGTAGTATGTGGCATGATTGGAATAGCTTCTTATCTTTTCTAGATGCTATGCCGATACGTGTTAAGGTTTCTCTGACTTTTAGAAAATTATCTGGTTCAATCAAATCAACTTCCAACATTGCATCGGGGGTCCAATCATAATAAACCATGGCAACCGTCATTATAATTCACCTTTGTTACAATTATGTATTATTTATAAGATTACTAACCTCTGCCGCCAGTTTCATAACTCAATCTGATCTCTTCAATCTGATTTGGGGTTAGAAGTTCTATAATCTCATAAGCTCTCTTCTCAGAATATTTATAGTGCTTCATGACTAGTCTTACCTGTTCTGGCTGAACATCTTTTTTATGCCACTTAGAGAATCTTTTCTTCTTAATAATAGAATTCTTAAGAAATTCAAACTGCCATTGGGTAGGAATTATTACTCGCTGATTCATTTCATTAGCATAAAGTATTGTATCTGGATAGAATGATAGTCCTTTATTAATCATAAAGGGAGTATAATCCTTTGAAGCCTGAGGGTCTTCAAATAAATCTTTTTTATTCTCAGTTATAGCATTAATAAAATCAAAAGGTGTCATCAAAACCTACTTCTTTAATATTTGATTTATTAGCCATAAACGATGTTTCAGGAAATCTTTTTTGTAAGTCATCTATAAGTTCCTGCTTAGTATTTCCTTTTCCCATAAACTCATTATTATCTCTATTATGTGCATAGATTCTTCCATTGTGTTTAAAGAAATCTAAATTAATAATAGGTTTTTTTTCATGTATTGGGGAACTCGCAATACTTTCTAACATAATTCTCATCTTACGATTAATCAAAGCTCTTAGTGCAAACCAGCCAATTATAAATCCTATAAGGAAGAATAAAAATATCATGGCTTGCCTTCGAATGGTGGTGTACCTCCATTTTTAATATATTCGTCATATCCACGCATCTTTAC